AGAAATTCATCTCTCATTTCTTTTTCCTCACTGGAACATCAATAGTCCATGATGGTGATTCTAATTTAACCATCTTAAACTGTTGTCTGTTCTTCTCATAGGTTGCAGCAGGTTCATTACCAGCAGTCTCGCCATAATGAGTTTCATTTAAATCCAAGTATTCTAATACTGCTACATCAACCATACTATACAATGTATCCCAAGTCAATGTATCTCTCAATCCAGATGCAATTCTATCAATATCATTCTCATCAAGAAACAAACCTTTGACTATCATATCTGAATAGTCTCCATACTGACTTAAGAGTCTTGCTCTTACATCTACCAACTTGTTAAGGTTGATAGTAATTTTTACATCATCATCAATCATAATTTAGATCCAATCTGGTTTTCTGGATTCGTCACGTAAATAATTAGATGCAACCCAAGGTTTGCTCCTAATGTAATTTTTGTAAGCAGTAAAAGTGTCAATGCTTGTGTCATGTTTATATTCATCAGGCATTGCTCTTGTAAATGACTTGGGTGTTGTTGGTTTCCTAAGAGGAATAATACTTGCTGCTTCTTCTATAGCACTCTGACAACTATGAACCTTACCATACCTATGTGTATACTCTTGACATAATGCCATGCCATGAGCAACTAACCACCATGTATTGGTAAGAGATTCATTTGCCCATACTGTACATGGATGATTACGAAATGCACCCTTGTCAGTATTGTATATACTACCATCCTTCTTATGCAATTGTCCATACCCATGACCCCACTTGTCAGAACAAACAATAGAAAGCATTTGACATGTTTCTAAGGGCATTTTAACTACATGCTTATCAGGTAGAACCTGAGCAGACTTATATGGAGAAGGATCAGTTGCAAAGATGTTCATTTTTTAGTAGTGTTGCTGCGTGTCCTGTTTATTATACTAATAAATTTATCTCCTGCAAATTTTCCTCCAAGACACACATCAATCTCATCTCCATCTTTCCAATTAACCTCACCATTCATTTTAGTGTGTTGCATCAATACTGCAACCTTATCAATCACTTCTTGTGTGAGTCTCAACTTGCCCTCCAAGCAACATAACAAATAAAAAATAGACCTAATAATATAGAAAAGGTTATGGGAAAAAATGGTATCACTGTCATAGCATGTACCACTTGTATAAGAACAATACCATAGAAAATGTACATAATCCACATTCCTATTTTATTGTGCCTACTTCCCCTTTTATATGGATGGCAACCATAAGGTCCACTGTCCCATCCATCTTGCATATACTCCTTAGTAGGAATTTCTCTACTCATTATCCAAAGGTAGAATCAGGTTCTAGAGCTATATAATAACGCAAATCACGATCCTTGTTGGTAAACTTGGACAGTAATTTTTGTGACACAACCACCTCATAAGTGCCTGGTAAAATCTTAATATTCTCAATCTTAAAATTAAAGGTAAACTGTTTATCAGTCTCACCTACTGTTACAGCGAAAGTATTTGATGTATCATTCTTCTTATCCCTTACAAGTAACTTAACCACACCTGCTTCACCTATTACTGCTAGATCAGGTAATTGATAGATACCTGCTGCTTTAAGCAACTTATCCAACTGCTGAGTACTTAACTCAAAACTTACATCTTCAGTAGGAAGAGTAATCTCCTTATCTGGTGGAGTAATAATCACTTGTGGATCAGCAAAGAAATACTTAGATCTCATCTTACCTTCTTTAATAACCACATGACCATCATTTTCAAAATCCAACTCAGGACTTTGATGTAGTCCCAATCCATTTAAGAATTGATTTAGATCATATATACCAAAATCTTTTGGCAACTCCTCCTGTACTGTGGCTTCAGCAAGGATATTTTTCATCACACTAATAGTGCGAAGTTTACTTCCCTGCTTAAACAGAATAGACTGATTAATTGTAGAAAAGTTTTTGAGGAGCGATAATGTATTATCAGAAAGTTTCATAACCACGGGTCGGAGTTTCATTTAATTGCCCACTGAAGTGATAAAGTAGGAGTGAATAATGTAGCGCTTTTAATATATCTCTTTTTGCTTGTCCCTTCTTATCATAACGACTTAGATACTTAATTGCATTAGATCTACAGAATGATTCTGCATCTCCCACTGACTCAATAAGATCAAGTGTCTGAACATTATTCTCCTTAGAAGTATAATGTCCATTATATGTTGTAGAAATATAATTCTTAAGAGCTTCAATAGACTCATCTTCTTTATATTTTCTAGTACAATCATTTTCTATTCCAGGTGTAGTGACATGATGTGCTATTGCATCATCATTATCAGAAAGTGTAGTAAATTCTGAAGGATAATCATCTGGCATCTTAATATTAAGACTCTCAGCATGTGGCCAAGTGTCAGAAAAAACTGCATCAGCATCTGTTTTAAGAACTGTATCAGGTTCCATATATGCTAAATCTGGATCTAGATCATAATTGATACTCATACCATCAGGCAGTTCTACACTACTCAAATCTAAAGTATCAAAATTACTAGTATCAATAGTAATATTATCAATCTGATCAGTGAGATCAAAGTTAACAAAATCACCCATTGATGCTGTAGAACCTGTACTAATTCTTATAGTATCATCAGATTCTTTCTTATTTACTGGAAAAGTTTCATTCATAGTCCCATAATATTCGTCATAAAGTAAGCTCCATGCATTAACCATAACATTAATCCTCCACTTTGTCAATGTCTACATCAGCATCTACCTTGTCATATAGTTCAAGGAACGCTTGCTTTGTTTCATCATCAAATCTATTAGTACATACCTTAATTGCCTTTAACTTATCATTAAAGATACTGTATGCTCTGATGATATGAACCAACCTTCTGGTTGAGATCACTTCATCAATACCACCATCATAGAATGTTCTTCTAATAATATCTGCCCAGTCTACAAGATGCTTAACATACTTATCATCATGACATCCAACACTAGCAGAATGCAATCTAAGAATCTTAGTCTCTATTGCTGGTGATGCATAGTCTTGCTCAAAGGTTACACAGAATCTTTCAAGAAATGCTTCATTCAATACATTTGTACCAATGAATCTACCATCATCAGATCCCTTACCTTTTGTATTAGCAGTAGCAACAATATTGAAACCTGCTGCTGGTTGAACAAACTTACCAATCTTCTTTAGAAACAGACCTTTCCCTTCAAGGACGGGCTGGAGACAGAGAATCTTGTTGGAAGCAAGGTCAACTTCATCGAGTAACAAGACTGCTCCCCTTTCAAGTGCTTCAATGACAGGTCCGTTATGCCAAACTGTTGCCCCATCAACAAGCCTAAACCCACCAATAAGATCGTCTTCATCTGTTTCAATAGTAATGTTTACTCTAATTAATTCTCTACCTAGTTGAGCACATGCTTGCTCTACACCAAAGGTCTTACCATTACCTGATAGACCAGTGATAAATGTAGGATAGAATTGCTTAGACTTAAGAATAGCCTTTACATCATTAAAAGGACCAAACTTAACAAAAGCATCATCTTTATCAGGAACTAAGTTTTGTTGCACTGTAGGTTCCACTGCAGGAGCACTAAAGGACTTTTCAATATTCTCTACTGCTTTGGTAGTAACCTCAAGATTCCACTTTCCTCTACCAACTTTAAATTTTTCTATCTTCTTAGTAACAGTCTGATAAGCAATATCATTTGCAGCACAGAATCCACGTACATCAGGGGCAGTGAACTCTTTACCATAATTGCTTCTCAACCCATCAACAATTTCCTTCTCAGTCATTTTAATCTCAAACATAATGTAGTGGATTTCATTTCTATAATCATATTATAGAACAAAAAAGGGGTCTTTAAACCCCCACTGTGCCACTTTGTTTACTGTCACGCGTCTGGGAAGATTTGAACTCCCGACCCTCTGATCCGTAGTCAGATGCTCTAATCCACTGAGCTACAGACGCATTCATATACCTTGATCTTTTTGTCGTCGAAAAAACTCCTTCATAGATGACTGCAATTGACCTTCATTTTCTTTAGGGTCAAGTTTATCATAACCATTCCTTTTTTTCCATTGCCCATACATTGCTTGCATCATCCATGATTGAGCAAGACTATGAGGTCCATCTTTCAATAACTCTGCTTGTTTACCAGTGTGATAAGGAAGAGACTCTTCTCTCCAATTAGAATCATCATAAAGTTTTTTATCCATAAGTAAAAGTCTTTCCTTTGATTTGTGATTGACCCTCTGGGTTTTTACCTTGTGGTTTAAATTTGCCTAATTTAATATTTTTCTTTTTACCTAGACCACCTTTACGTGTTGCTGATAGTGTACCAGTTTTTTTGGTTTGTGTCAATACTGAATCCTGTCCATACTTCTTACCTAGTGACTTAACTGCTTTCTTGAAAGCTCTCTTACCCTTCTTACCAGAAGTGACAACGTGACTACGTTCTTTAACCTTCTTCTCCTTACCATCATCACCCTTCTCTACATATGAACCAGTTACCTTAGTAGCACCAGGCAATCCCTTACCCTTAATATCTTTATCTAACTGCTTTGCTCTTGCCTTATTTTCTTTCTTTGATTTATCTGCTCTAGATGCTGACATAGTAGCAATACCACCTTTATCAGATTTACTCTTAATTCTACTTAAACTACTCTCATCTAATTGAGAGCAAAATTCATTGAATGTCTTCATGCCACCAAAGAAACGAATTCTCCTAACACCTTTTTATTTAGTTTTTTTGTCTTTAGTGACTTAACAAATGCAGTCTTTATTTGTCCTTTTGTTGCACCATCCTTAACTTCAAACTCAGTATCATCTGCAAGAGCACTAGAAGAAAGACCAAAGTATGCATTATAACCACTGCTCTTAATAGTAAATGTCTTCAACTTTCTCCAGTCCTTCATACACTTATCATAGTCAGCAGGATCATCACAATATCTTCTTAATATATTACTCCCTTCTCTTGGAGGAAGAACCCTGATACCTATAAAATTAGATGAAGGAAACTTATCTTGTAGATTTCTTATAAGAGCTTCAGTAAATTGCCACCAAGAATAACCAAACTTATAAACCTTACCTAAAGATCTATCTCTTAAAGAACAACTATCAGGTCTAATACCCCTCAATCCCATCTTATATTCATCACTATTGAAGTAATCTTTTACCTCAACATGATAAGGCATTGAATTTGCTTCGCCATCAGTCAATACAATACATTGTACCTTCTCTACATTATTATCTTTCTGAAACTTAGGAAGAAGTTTATGAAGAGTTATAAGTGCTTCATTCAATGGTGTTCCTGATAAACATAACCTAGTAGGATAACTATATCTACTACCATAGTAGTTAGAAAATACACTAGCAATTCTCCATATGTTTTTTAACTGATGCTCCAATTCATTAGTTCTTACATTACTAGTAAAAAGATTCATTAGAGAAAAATCTTCTTCAACTCTTAAGTTATATTCTTGAGGTTCATATGGTAACTCATTATCTTTTGGATTCCATTGACCAGTAGCATCCTGTTCTCTTCTCTTCCACTCATTAGTAAAAGCATATACATCAAATGGAATAGATACTTTCTTACAGAACCATATAAGATTATAAAGTTGCTTGACAGTATCAAGCATTTCTCTGGACATAGAACCAGACCAATCAAGAATAAAGACTAGTCCATGATTCTTGCCATCAGGTAGAACTGTCACCTTCTTGAATAGATCCTCATTAAACTTATATGTATGAAGTCTAGCAGTATCCAACACACCAGTTCTACTGGTAGCAGCTCTGGAATAAGCACTAGCAGCTTTCTTACACTCAAATTCCTTTACAAGATAGGATACTTCTTTCTGAGCATCCCTTTTAAATTGATTATACTCTGCATCTACTTCTTCAAATAAATTTGAGTCTCTACCTGTATGTTCAATGATAAAGTCTTGTTGAGATTTCCATGATCTATCAATCTCTTTATGAACATCTTCATTAGAAGCAATGATCTTATCTAAATCTAAATCAGGAATTTCAAGATAAACATTTTCTACAGCATTCTCTCTTACTAAGTCTTGAAGATGACTCTCTAACGACTCAGCAGTTTGAACTTCTGGTTCCTTCTCTGCTTCTGCTGGTTTGGGTTCTACATCAGGTGTCTCATCATCAACTTCTTGTCCATCTACTTCTTCAGTCTCTAGATCTGATGAATTAGAAGGCAATTCCATCTCACCCTCACCATCTTCCTCATTCTTCTGTGTCTGTTGTTCTTGATTTACTTCATCCTTACAGTACTCATAAAGAACCTTAGCTGCTTCCTTTGCTTCTTTGAAAGTTTCACACTTTCCAATCATCTCAAGAATCTTAATCTCACCATCTGTAAAATCAACATCAAGGAACGCACCGACCTTATAATATAAATTAACCCTATCAGCAAGATTAAGATCATCAATATTTTCATCCTTCACCTCAAAGAAATCTTTCTCATGTAACTCATGATAACCTTTATAGAAAGTTTTGGCAATTCCAAGATACTTTCTCTTCATTAATTTTTCTATTCTTACATCCTCAACCACATTCAAAAATGTAGCAGGAACTTCCACACCCATCTCTTCATCAGGAGTAAAGAGTGCATGTCCTACCTCATGTCCCACCAACATATCATATACTGTACTACTTGCCTTCTCCCATAGTGGCAAGAGCAGTTCTCTTGTATGCACATTAAACTGTGCTGTAGGGACATCCTTATGCTCTACCACCAGGTCTTCAGTAGCAAGCAGTTTAGCTAGTTGTGATTTAATTTCTTGTTGAACTGCCATGTAACTTTTCTTTTGATATACCTATCATACTAAAAAACCTCCCTTTTGGGGAGGTAAGGAGACGGTTTATCAACTGACCACGCCTTTTCCTTGCTTGACGCAATGCCTGTGGTTTCAGTGTTCTCTTCTTTTCTTTCTTAGAGTGGTGTTGCCAGTTGGGTACTGTCATGATCTTTAAGATGATCCACAATATTTATTGTAGGATACCATCCCAACTCAGTCAACTGCCTTATGTCAGAGCACAAACTGTCTGGTTCACCAGGTGTATCCTCCTTGATGGGCAAATCCCTTCCCATTGCCTTTGCTATATCCATCACAGGAATTGCTTCCCCAAACCCAATATCCAGATGTCCTTTAAAATGACTAGGAATCAAGGTAAGAATTGCTGTTGTAATATCATGAACATGAACATAGTCTCTCTTATGTCTGGTAATATACTTAGCAGTATTCTCCTGAAGCATCCTGTATAACATATCAGGTCTGCTATTCTCCTCTGCCCACACATTAAAGAATCTCATACCAACACTATTAGGTGGTGCTTGTATTTCATTCACCTTCTTAGTGATAGCATAAGGATTCTGCCACCACCCATGAGCACCAGCAGAACTAGCATACAATAGTCTTACATTATTCTCTCTACAATAATCAAAGATAGGTTGAGACTTAACTACATTATTCTCCCAGAACCTATCAGGATTTTCAAAACTCTCCCTAAGAGCAGCAAAGGCAGCAAGGTGAATAACCACATCATATATCTTATCAGTTTTAAAATCTCCTATATCATCAGGAAAATCTATACCATCTAATTCTACGCCAGTTACTCCAGCATTTTCAATATGATTCCACACATAACTTCCTATAAACCCTTTATGTCCTGTGATTAATATTTTCATGACCACATACCTTTTTGTACTTTATCTCCAATTTCTGGAAGAAATAATATAGCATTCTTCAATTTATCAAAATCATACTGCAATCTATTTACTCTATTTTTCAAATCTCTTAATTCTTCTTTTTCTCTTTCATTCATGACGCCAACCTACTAAATCCTTTTATCTTCTCATATTTTAGCACATTACCAAACCTATCGTCCATACCTGCCTTATGTGATATCACAAACACATTAGCATCTTTTACAACAAACCTAATAATCTTAAGGAACTCTTCAGTTCCATACCCATCAAGAGAACTATCAAAGACCTCATCCATGATTAGTAAGTTTGTATTAACAGAGTTCTTATACCTTGCTACCTCCCTCCATGTGAATAGTAAAGCAAGATCAATCCTCATCTTCTCTCCTTCACTAAAGGAAGCATAGGAAAAGTTATCGTGGATAGGAGATTGAACAGTTTCATTAAACTCCTCATCTAACGTAAAATTGATATAGAAATCCATCATCTGCAGATACCTATTAACCTGCTGATTAATTAATGGAAGATACTTCTTTATTATCTTAGACTTGACACCAGTATCCTTTAACAAACTATATGAAAAATCATGATAGTTTATTGTATCTTTTTGAATGGATAATTTTTTATAAGTCTCTTCTAAATTTTCTTTAAAGGATTCTAACTTCTCATGCTCAGTATTTCTATTTGCAAGTTGTTTGGTAAGTTCCTGAACTTCTGATTCCAGATCCTGCTGTTGTCTTTGACACCCAGAGATACGAGTATTGTTTTTAGAAATGCCATGCGTTAAGTTAGTAATCTCCTTTGATAGTTTTATAAAGTGATGCTCTCGCTCCTCCTCTTCTTTAATTGCCTCCTCTAGTTCTTGATAACCAGATTGCAACTCCTTTATCTTATCTTGAGCATCACTGATATTATTTAACCGAAACTCTTCTTCTATATCTTGCTTACATGTAGGGCAAACAGTATTCTCTTCAAAAAACTTAGTCTTCTTTGTAATGTTTGCTACCTTATTAGATAGAGTTCCTTTTATAGTACCCATCTTACGTAGTTTTTCAGTAGCACCTGTTACCTTTTCTTGCTCTTGAGTAAGTCCATATACTTGATCCTCAGAGTGTTCATTCTTTAACATTAATACACATATTTCATCTCCCAACTCTCTACTTTTCTTTTTCTTATCCTTTATATCATCATTTCCTCTTTTTTCAATTTGCTCTATAAACTCAGTCTGCATCTTAACTTTATCATTAAGAGACTCCTTCTTCAAATCCAATGTTCTAACTTCTTCCTTTATTCCTCTAATCTTATCCTTAAGTAAGTTATTCATAGAAGAGAAAATTTTAATATCTAAAAGATCTTCTATAACTTCTCTTCTATTAGGAGCACTCAATTGCATGAAAGGAACAAAATTACTACTACCTAAAATAACAATCTGAGTAAAAGATTTATAGTTCATCTTAATAACATTTTGCTCCAACCACTTCTGCTGATCATTAGCAGAAGAAAATTGATCCATACAAATACCATTTCTATGGATCTCAAATATATTTGGTTTGATTCCCCTTACTACCTTCCACTGAGTCTCTGCAATAGAAAACTCTACCTCAACTCTACAATCCTTTTCATTAACTGTATTAATAAGTTGAGACTTACTAATCTTTCTAAATGGTTTATTAAATAAACTAAAAGTTAAAGCATCTAATACAGTGCTCTTTCCAGAACCATTTGTCCCAACAATCAAAGTTGTTGAGTCTTTATTTAAATTAATTTCAGTATATTGATTACCAGTAGAAAGGAAATTTTTCCAACGTATAGTTTCAAATATAATCATGATTTAGTGGAGGAATAACAATATCATTTTTAGTGATTACAGAATATTTGTAATCATGCAGTTCACATGTTTTAATCACAACTTTACCATCAACCTCAATTACGTGCATTTCTGGGAAATCTTGATCTTCTAGTAGAAGAGCATACCTAATGGCATCATCCTCATCTTCAAAAAGATAAAGAACTTGCTCCCCTTCATCTGTTGCTACTGAGTATGCCCCTTCAGCTTCATTCCCCTCTATTGTAAGAATAAACATTAGACTAACTCACAGGCTTCCTGATAGACTTCTTGTATCAATTTTTGTACTCTTGATCTATCAAGATCTATGTCTGCCTCCTCAATATATCTATTAAGGATGGAAAGTGTATCTTCAGATTCAAACGCTTCAAACTCTGCTGCATCATGTAGAGCAAAGTTCTCTACTATTTTAAGTTCTGCTACATTAGCATTATACACCTTATCAATGAATTTTTCAAACTGTACTTGATCACTCTTCTGTCTAACAACTATCTTTACTATTTTATTCTTTAACTCTCTTGCATCAAATAGTTGATGATCATTATCATTATAATAAATTATATGATGAAGTCTATATGGATTATTAACTGGAGTATGTTCTAATGTCTCAGTATCAAATAAATGAAATCCTCTATTAGTATCATTCACATCATTCCAAAACATCTCATAAGGATTGCCAAGATAATAAATGTTATCTTGATTTGATCTACAATGGTAATGTCCAGAGAATGTCTTTTTAAATTTCTTAAATATACCCCACTCCATTCCATGTTCCATCATATGACCTGGTGTAGCTCTAAATCCATTCAATTCAAGATGTCCCATACAGATAGGAGATCTTGATTTTTTAATCAGTGCTTCACTCATCTCCCTATTATCACTATTAATCCAAGGTACAAGAGTAATATTACAATTACCTACCATTATAGAAGTTACTTCTGAATATATTTTTATATTATCATACTCACGTAGTAATAAATCAACTGCATTTACATCATTAGTATTCTTATAATATGCTGTATGATTACCTACTATAGTATGGACAGTAATGCCCATCTCTTTCAACTTATCAAAATAATTATTCTTTGCCCAAGTTAACGCACCAAAATCTATTGACTTCCTACTATCGAAGGTATCACCCATATCAATAACAGTATCTATACCTTCTGAGTATAATACAGGGAAGAAAACATCCTCATAAAATTTAAGGAAATAATCGTGAAACAGTTTGGAATTTTTTCTGCATCCAAAGTGCTGGTCTGTAATTATTGCTACCTTCATTAATTACGAAGTTTAGAATGGACAGCATCTTTGATTTGATTATAATCGCTGTAGTTGGAATCGTCAAGAGTATCTCTTTCAAAGACTTGTTCATACCCAGTCTTCTCGAGAATTTTATTCTTAATCTCCAATTGCTTCTTCTCCTTCTGTATTCTACGTAAGAACGCGTAGTGAATAATTTGTGTGAAATAAGCAAACGGGTTTTGAGACTTTTCAGGGTTGAAATTGTGTATGTATTGTACGCAGTTTTCAATGCCATCTGATATCATATCCTCCTTAAACATGTAGTTGACAAAGTTTGGTTTAAAAGATAGATGAGTAGCAATCTTTAAAAAGCATTCCCCAATGTATCTGGGTATTCTCGGTTTTTCTTTACCTTGAATTTCTGCAATTTCAATATCTTCTCTATGTTTAATTAAGGCTGCAAGAAATTCCTTATTATTTACATAATGTTCGGATCTTTTTCTTCTACCCATAATTCTTGCAGGACTCATATCTTTACTCTTTATTATGTAGTAATTATAGCATTCAACACATTACTTGACAAGTTATAAAAATCCATATAGAATAACTCTGTCGGGTTTCAAGGGTAGGGATTAGCTATTATTATAAAGTTTTTCTAAAGACTTCTTGGCTTCTTTAATAGTAGATATATATCCCATTTTTCTATTCAATTTTTTTTGTGGATGATATAATTGATCTTGTTGTTTAGAAAAAGTTTCATGCATACCAATAGTTTCTATATCTGTAGATTCGGACATAGTAAGAACATCTTCCATATTAACAACAAAAAGATCTTCTTTAGTAGTTTTTAACCAAGGCTCCACTCTAAATCCTTGAATGCCTCCTCTATTTTTAATTTTTTCAATCATAATAGGACACTCTAATAATAAAAAAGTTCTATCTTCTTCTTCGCTATATGCTACTTTAGCGAATATTTCTTCACCTGATTTAAATTTTATAGTGGCATAAAAATCGTCTTCTATCATTTTTTTATTTGAATAGTGATTATTTCATAGTTAAAATTTTCTTCATTATAAATTTTAATTCTTTCTATGAGATGATTTAGAGTATAATTTTTCTTAGAATTGTAAGTACAATCATCCCCAATATCATATAAGGTTGCTTTTACTTTGTCTTTGCCCTTTCTAAGAACCCTTCCAATTGATTGGAGATTACGGACTCTGGACTTTGAGGGGCTGGCGAAGATGACGTTGTGCAACCGCTTAATGTTGATCCCAGTACTAAAAGTGCCATAACTGGCAACAATAATTGCATTTTTTTCATTTTCTGTAATCTCCCTAATTGATTCTCTCTGATCAGCATCAACACCACCATGTACA